GGTTCAAATAGCAAATAATACCAATAGGGTAAAATTCTATTTCGCAGAGCCAAGTATTCTGACAACACCTGATAAAGACATCACAATGCCAACAAGTGAAGTCAATATTGTTCTAACAGAAGAAATATTGTCTAAAACTAAAAAGGCAGCATCTGTACTGGGACATCTTGATGTCGCCATTATAGGTACCGATGATTCTATATCAATTAAAATATTGGACACTAAAGATTCAAGTGCCAATACTTTTGAAACTGATTTAGGACCAAATACAACTGGTCATAAATTTTCGTTCGTGATGAACATATCTAATATGAAAATCATTGACGGAGAGTACGATGTACAAATATCGTCGAAGTTGATTTCCAAGTGGACAAATAAAAACAAACCTGTTTCTTATTTTATCGCTTTAGAAAAATCATCAACATTTGATGTATAAATACATTGTGAGTAATAAAAAGATGCCAAAGGGGTCTTTTTATTTTGTTAACAATCTTTGCAAAGGAGAAACAAAATGGCAGAAGAAGTAAACACTGAAAATGCTGAAACTGAGCAAGTGCAATTGTCTCTACAGGACATCGCCACTATGGTACAAATAATTGATATTTGTTCTAAAAGGGGTGGATTTGAAGGACCTGAACTAGAAGCAGTCGGAGGATTAAGAAACAGAGTTGTTACTTTCCTCAACGAGGCCTCTAAAGGACAAGAAGACGCACCGGAAGGTCAAGTACCTGAAGTTGTAACTGAAGCGCCTGCTGAAGAATCAGTAAGCTAAATTATGGGGAGGCTTCTGTCTCCCTTTTTTTATTATAAAAGGAATATATTATGAATACAAATGAAACAGCCAAACTGCTCGAGGCTTTACAAACAGGGCATGTCACAGTCACATTCAAAAAAATAGATACAGGCGAATTAAGAATAATGCCATGTACTCTAAAACCAGAAACTTTAAAAGAAGCTGGTGTTACAACCACAGTTAAATATTCGGCCACATCAATGGAAGCATTTCCAGTATGGTCATTAGATAAAAACGCATGGAGAAGTTTCAGGTTGGACACAGTTGTTCAATGGGATACGAATGGAGTATCTCAATGAATGAATATTTATGGGTTGAAAAATACAGACCTCAGACAATAGAGGACACAATACTACCTGTAGCCTTAAAGGATACATTCAGACAGATACTAAAGAATAAAGAATTACCTAATTTGTTATTCACTGGTACTGCAGGGGTAGGTAAAACAACAGTCGCTAAGGCGATATGTAATGAATTAGATTTGGATTATTTATTAATCAATGGGTCTGAAGAAGGTAACATTGATACCCTCAGACATAAAATCAAACAATTTGCATCGACAGTAAGTTTACAGGGTGGATACAAGGTGGTGATTTTAGATGAGGCAGATTATCTAAACCCCCAGTCCACCCAACCCGCACTTAGGGGATTCATTGAGGAGTTTAGTAACAATTGTAGGTTCATAATGACCTGTAATTTTAAGAATAGAATCATTGAGCCATTACATTCTAGGTGTTCAGTTGTTGAATTTAATGTCAAAAAGAACGACCTAGCTGAACTGTGTTCATCGTTTATGGCCCGTGTAACCACTATCCTTAACTCAGAACAGTGCGGGTACGATGAGCCTGTTATCGCAGAGCTCATAATGAAGCATATGCCAGACTGGAGACGTGTTCTTAACGAACTACAAAGGTATTCTCTATCTGGTAATATTGATTCAGGTATATTGGTTAATATACAAGAGGTATCGCTAAACAATTTAATGTCAGCGATGAAGGACAAAAACTTTAAACAAATGAGACAATGGGTAACCGATAACATTGATGTGGAACCTGCAGCTCTATTTAGGAAAATATATGACAATATGTATGAGTATGTAGAACCACAAAGTATTCCACAACTAGTGCTCATATTGGCTGACTATCAATACAAGAATAGTTTTGTGGCCGACCATGAACTAAATATGGTTGCGTGTTGTACAGAAATTATGGCAGGAGTAAATTTCAAATGAAAAAGTTTATGAACCTACCATGGGACGACCAAATCATAGAAAAGGAACTTATTGATTATCGCTGGGAAATAGTAACAGTACACTTTGAAAATTCAAAGGAAAGATTCAGAGCTATGAAAATAGATGATAGTGAAACCATTATTAAAGAATCTATGCATGACACAAAGGAAATGGCTGAGGCCTATATTGCCCAACAATCATGAGTCCTTTTGAATACCTAAATGATATTACCTATGCCAAAAAAGGCATAATGGTTGATGATATTGCTGAAAAGGAATATAACGCATTTATCATTAACCGTGGGTTATCAATGTACCCGGACACAATTCTCTTTGCAAACGAGATGAATATTCACCATAGTGTAGACCATCGGCTTCAGTACGATTTTTTTATAAATATAATTAGGAAGAAGAAAAGGTGGTCGAAGTGGATTAAAGCACAGGAGATTACCAATATTGAACTAATTAAAGAATATTATGGATATAGCAATGAAAAGGCTAAATCTGTTTTATCATTATTCGGCCCAGAACAATTGGCCGATTTGAAACAAAGGATTTACAAAGGTGGAAAAAGAAAATAAAGAAATCAAAAACTGGCAACCAACTGACATGTTGGAATGCTCACTCAACGAACCAGACGACTTTTTAAAGATAAGGGAAACCCTTACCAGAATTGGAGTAGCGTCTAGGAAAGACCAAAAACTATATCAGTCTTGTCATATATTACATAAGCAAGGCAGATACTTTATAGTACATTTTAAAGAACTATTTTTATTAGATGGGAAACCAAGTAACTTGGTGGACAATGATTTAGAGAGAAGGAACACAATCGCGACATTACTTGCAGACTGGGGATTAATTAATATATTAAAATCAGCTCAAGCGCAGCCATTGGCTCCATTAAGACAAATTAAAGTAATTCCATTTAAGGAAAAAGGTCAGTGGGAATTGTGTCCGAAATATAATATCGGTAACACAACTAAAGATTAAGCTATTGTTTTCTTAACAACCTTGTTTAATCTACCGCATTTCATAAATTTATGAAATTTTTTAAAATAATTTTTTATTAAATTCATATTATTATTTATACATACTAGGCAATCTTTTTGTATAAATAACAACGGAATTGCCCATTAGGGGATTCCAAATTAACCTTGCTAAACATATAGGAGGAAACAAAATGGTAGTAAGAAATAACTTGAACGTACCGCGTTCATTATTCGTAGGATTTGACACTCTGTTTGAAGACCTGGAAAGGATTCATTCAAGTGCTAGGTCTAATAATAATAATTATCCACCACACAATGTGGTCAAGATAGATGAGGAGAAATTCCTAATTGAATTGGCTGTGGCTGGATTCACCGAAGATAATATTAATATCGACCTTAAGGACGGTATTCTTAAAGTAAAAGGTGAAGTGGAAAACGATGAACGTGAATACGCTTATAAAGGCATTTCTAGCCGCAAATTTGAGAAGAGCTTCCGCCTCTCAGAATTTGTAGTTATAGACGGTGCTGATTTGAAGGATGGGATACTAGTGGTTTACGCCAGAGTAGAACTTCCAGAAGAGAAGCGTCCTAGGAAGATCGAATTAGGGTCTGCTGGGGAATCAAAGAAGAAAGAATACCTGAAAGGGTAAACTAGTGAGCAGCGAAAACTCAGTAGATATATTTTTAAAATATTTACTGGAGAACAACATGAAACATATAGCCCATTTTATGGAAAAATATGATGACGTTGCCGAGGCCTTAAAAACAGCTGCATTAGCTATAATAACAACAGGATTAATCTTAGGATTAGCCCCAGCGTTAATGATAGCTCAAGCGTCTAATTTTTAAGACTCATTGACAAATAATCATGCGGGGGTAAGAAATTACCCCCAACCTTTTTAACAAATACCTATTTACATTATAGTGAAAGTATGGTATAATATACATTATGAACTTTTATACAAACATATCCCGCTACGGTAATTCCCTCCTCTATCGAGGTTACGAAAATGGGAAGAAGATATCCAAGCGAATTAAATTTAAACCAAAACTTTTTGTGTCAACGCCAAAAGGCGATTGGAAATCTATCGATGGTGTGCAATGTGCTCCAATCGAATTTGATTCCATGCGTGATGCCAAAAATTGGATAGAAGAAAACAAACACACAGCAGGTCGCCAAATCTTTGGTAATGACCGATATATACCTGCATTTATAAACGAAGAATTTCCAGGCCAGATAGAATACAATCGTAATCAAATTAATGTTACGACAATTGATATTGAGGTCCAATCAGATGAAGGTTTTCCACACCCGGACACAGCAAGTTATCCTGTAACTGCTATCTGTATTAAAAATAATATTGATAACACATATTATGTTTGGGGTTGTGGCGATTACAATGTATCGGAATCAGTAATGAGAACCAATCGCGTAATATACAAGAAGTGCGAATCAGAATTAGAACTATTTCAATTGTTTCTAGCACATTGGGCAACTCCTAGTAATACACCAGATGTAATTACTGGTTGGAATGTTCGCTTCTTTGATATACCTTATATTATCAATAGGTCAATTAAAATACTAGGCGAGGACCTTACTAAGAAATTCAGTCCATGGAATATGATTGAACCAGGTTCAGTCCGTAGAATTAACAGAACAGAAGCCGTGTATGATTTAAAAGGTAT